AACTACATGGATCGATGCAACAGTATATCCTACACCTTTTGCAACTAAGTTTAATGATAGTGCATCAGGTACATTTCCAGCCATTGTTGGAGAATCAGGGCTCGGGCAAACTACATTGTTTGAACATGAGGTAGGTACCGATCAAGTAAATCCTGATGGATCTACAACAACTGTTACATCATTTATACAATCGTATGATTATGACCTACAACAAAGAATGAGGGGCCAGGCGTATTCGGTAGCAGGAGATGTATTTTTAGCTGTAAGAAGATTTTTACCTGATTTTAAAGATTTAGCAGGTAATGCAAAAGTTACACTAGCTATTAAACGATACCCTTCAGATTCACAAACTACAACGTCTTTGAGTCCATTTACAATTACCGCAAGTACTGATAAAAAGGATACAAGAGCACGTGGAAGATTTGTAAATATAAAAATAGAAAATGATGCTGTATCTGAGTCGTGGAGATTTGGCACATTTAGGCTAGATGTACAACCGGATGGTAGAAGATAATGGCTAAAATAGTAATTAAATTACCAGAACCAAAAGAAGAATATGATATATCTAACCAAAAACAAATTAACAGAGCTGTTGCATTAATTGTAGAACAATTAAATTCAACATTTCTTGATGAACAAAAACAGGAGCAAGAGAGGTTCTCTTGGTTTATAGGTGGCTAACGTATATAGAAACGCAAAAGTAGATTTTACAACGACTGATAACACTACGGTCTATACTGTTCCTAGTAATTCAAGAGCAATAATAAAAAGTATTTTAGTATCTGAAGACTCAGGTAATGCGGACTCTATTTCTGTAACACTTACAGATGCAAGTTCTAATGTGTTTAGTTTATTTAAAACAAAAGCAGTTTCTGCAAATGGTACAGAAGAGTTGATAAGTCAACCAATTATATTACAAGAGAGTGAGATATTAAAAGCACAAGCAACAACAGCAGGTAGGTTACATATGGTAGCTTCTCTGTTAGAAATAAATAGGGATTAATATGTTTATAGAAGAAGGTGAAGTAGCATATACATACATAAATGGCAAGAAGGTGCCTGTTGTAAAGTGTGAAACAGAGGTAGTTTTAAGAAACAAAGAAACAGGTTATGAGTATGGTTCTGATAAAGAGGCAGAGGATGATATTGCAAATCCAAATACTGCTACACAAAAAGAACATGTGGTACGATCTGTTAAAATAAAAGTTGCAGCAATGCCACCGTTAGGTGCATCGTCGGATAAGGATAAAAATGGCAAAGAATAAAAAACCAATAGTGCAAGGTGGAGTAGATAATTATTTAGGTAAACAACCACAAGTTGTTGCACCTAGAAAATGGCAATCTAGTCCTGATGCACCACCAACAGAACTTGCATATATTACAAAAGCAGAAAAAGATTTAATACTTAAAAAAGATATACACGGATCATTAGATAAAGGCCCTAACATGGGTCCATCTGGAATTATGTCATTAGATAGTTTTGGAGATGTTGGTGGCGGTGGAGCCGGCGGAGCTGATACAGATGCTGGCGGTGGATATGATACAGGAGCTGGGGGTGGAGGTTTTTCTGGCCGAGGACCAGGAGAAACAGATAGAGATTTTGATAGAAGAACAGCAAATGAAAGAGCTGCATTACAAATAGCTGAAAGAAAACAAGCTAAAGAACTTGGTCAACGAGAAAGAAGAAACATAGCTACAGCAACATACGGACCATTACAAAAATATACAGGCAGAAGCTCTTTATTCGGTGGTGCAAATAGGTTTGGATATACAAATGTTAGACCTGATGGAACTCTTCAACCAGGTTATGGTGGTAGAATATTTGGTGGGTTGTTAAGTTTATTAACAGGCGTGCCTTTTATAGGTAGTGCTATAGGTAGTATGTATGATAAAGGAACAGGTCTTTTTGATCGAACTAAAGGATTTTTTAATAAAGGTCCAAACTATAATGACATGTCTGAGTTTAATAGACTAGGTTTATTTGGTCTTCCTAAAGGAACATTAGATGAAGAAGATAAAATAGCTTCACCATTAAGTGAAGCAGAACTTAATGCATACTCTAGATTTGGAGACATAGGTCTTCCTAATCCAAACAAAGTAAGTAATATTACTGGCACTAATTATCCAGGAAGCAATCAAAATTTAATGACAACAGGCGTGCAAACAGGACCTTATTCAAACATGCTTGATTATTTAGAAACACAACCAAGTGGTGGTATAACTCAAACACCACAATTTGATTTATCACCATATGGCAGAATTAACGATGGAGATATGGTCCCATAATCGTATTGATTATAGGATAAAAAGACTATAAAAAGGACAAACTATGGCAATTTCAAGAATGAATATGGAAAGACAACTTAGAGCCGGTGGTGGTATCATGACATTAGAAGAGCCAAGACAGGGCTATTTTCTAGGTAAAATTGTAAGAAAAGCTAAGAAAGCTGTAAAGAAAGTTGTTAAATCACCATTAGGTAAGATTGCTTTAGGGGCAGCCGCAGCAAACTTTGCACCAATGTTATTTGGTAAAAAAACCTTACTATCACAACTTGGATCTGGTGGATTACGTAGTGGTTTAGGTAGTCTTGTATCTAAGTTTAAAGGTGGTGAAGGTATGCTGGGTCAACTAGGAAATGTCTTTAGAGTTGGTGGACAAAAAGATAATCCTTTTAGTATATTCAGAGTAGGTGGTGGTTTATTAGGAGCGAGTGCACTTGCTGCACCATTCTTAATGGGTGGTGATGAAGAAATTGTTGACGAAGGTGTTGACGTTACAGGTGTACAGCCAATGGTAGAAGATATTAGACAACAAGCTAGATCATATTATCAAGACCCTACAAAATCTGCATTATATTTTATGCCTCCTAAATCAGCTGTACAAAGTTCTTTCTACGCTGCTGATGGTGGATTAGCTAGTATACCAAGAGACGGATATAGAGTGGGTAATATAGTTAAAAAAGCAGGCGAAATGGTAAAGGCTGGAATGGGTAAAGTCAAATCTTTATTTGATGATGCAGACATAAATGTAAGTATCAGAGATGAAGACGTTATGACAGATGCAGGATTACAAGCACAAGCTGTTGGTCAAGATGTATTTATAACACCTAAATCAAACAAAGCTGTACAAGTTATGGAAGAGTTA